GTAGCGATAGATGATGCTTGGTGTACATGAGTTTGTACTGGATAATATCGCCCATACTTATCATATTTGTCTGCCCTAGGATCATCTTCAAACATTACGCTACGTCCAGTTCCTTCATAATATCATCGTATATTTTACGCATCTTACGGCTGCTCTTGATTAGCTTTCTACCTCTCTTGGCTCCCTGTACAATAGTTGTATGATCCCGGTTCAGAGCATTGCCTATCTCTGTGAATGGCTGCCAAGTCTTTTCCCGGCAGATTAAATACATTAATGTTCTTATTGGCTGAGTAAGGTAGCTACGCCTTTTGTTTAATAACTCATTTGCTGGGCAGCCTGTTACTTTTGAGATGGCAAGGACCACTTCCCGGACTGATACTGCTTGGGTGAGATCTCTAAGATCTTCGTTCCTCGATATGTAGCCTCGACTAGCTTTTTCTTTAGTCGGTAAACTGGTGTCTTGAACCCTTTCACATCCTCGACTATCCTCTCTTTGCCTGTAAAGTATCGGAAATCTGCCATGTATTTGCATATCTTTTCTCCATCAATTACTATCTCATAGCTGGGATGAACCTCTAAATGTGTTATCTCTCCACGCTCCAGCTTTGGTTTTAATGTGTGCCAGTAATGCTTGGCTTCGGCTTGACTATCGAATGTATAACCATCTAACTTAACTTTTTTTGCCTTATATTTCAATGACTTAACCGTTATTAACCCTAGATCACACAATTAGCTATTGTAATTCACAATATATGCGTTTATATATAGTACAAGTGATAATTTGGTGAACATTAAAAAAAAGGGGAATAGAATGTCGCACAATATATATTTTGACAACAAAAGTGAACAGGGGGTAGACTAATGGTGTACGCTAATCATGGTTTCGAGAGTGGTATGCCAGTATTTAGAAAAGACCACGGTCTACAGCACAAAGGTAAGTATGCTTGCCTAGTGCGAGTTAGTACTGATAAACAGGACGTAGAAAACCAGATCTATAATATCAAACAGTATCTTAATGGTGGTGACCATACGGTAAAATGGTTCAAGGAAGAGGGCATCTCTGGTGCATTGCCCTTTGCTAAACGTCCAGTTTTAAAACAAGCATTAGATTATTGTAGGAAAGAGAAAGCTACATTGGTTGTTTATAGCCTATCAAGATTTTCTAGAAAGATGTGGGAAACAACACGGTTTTTTGAGGAAGAAGTCCACAAGAAAAACTTTAAGTTTATTGTAGTTGATAATCCTATGCTAGACCATAAGACTATTGGTTTCCATGCCCAGATGAATTACATAGAGCGTGAGAATATCAGAGAGCGTACAACAGCATCATTCAATCGTATCAAGGCTGAGATAGCTGAGAAGGGCTATTATAAATCTAAGGCTGGTAAAATAATTCATAAACTAGGAGTGCATGACAAGCTGCAAGAGGCTGGTCAGAAAGGTGCTGATACCGTAAAGAAAAATGCCGATGATTTTGCGAGGGATAATTTACCATTAATTTTATCTTTAATTAGTGAAGATAACAGTTACCGGGATGTAGCTAGGATACTTAATAAAAGAGATATACCATCATTTAAAGGTGGTGAGTGGTATGCATCAACTGTATCTAACTTAATAAAAAGATCAAAAAAATAAACTGATTATTGAAAACATTGAATTAGTACCCAAATAGTACTATATGTTGAACATAAGGTGATAATATGAGAAGGCGTAACACACTTAGACACAACAAAACTATATTTGCTCTTAGACGAGGATTGATTAGAATGACCAAACGTCTAACCATACCTTGTGTTCATATTGAGCAGATAAGAACGGCTGTTAAAGTTTTAAGGGAGTTAGCTGACGAGATGGAAAGGACATTAAAACAAAATGAACCTTCCAATGTAGACAAGTGTATGATGGCTCAAAGTCATATAATGCTAGCCCATCACCGTCTACATCGCCAATGGAATGATCCAAGAGGACATTACACCGGGGGCGAAAAACTAGAGTGGTCCGAGTATGGATTAACCCAGACAAAAGGTCACGATGAATTGAGGGAAAGATTGGAGAAAGAAGAAGAAGGCAAAACATTAAGTGAGGATGAAAAATTTACAGGATGAAACTTGTATGCAGCCTAGATGTTATACCTTTATTGGTCTAGAACTCGGAATTAAATGAAAGGATATAAAAATGAATGGTGATAAACACTTAGATGTACTAATCGTAAACGTATGTCGCATAATATATAATATCAGTAATTTTCCTACTCACTCTGATTACATTATCAGACAGGAGAGGAAAGACAACCTAATTAAGTTAGTTAAACAGGCGTGTCTGTACATCCTATATGCCTTTACATTCGGTATGTCATTGTTTTTAGGTTATATACTTTTGATGCTGGGCTGCGTCTTGAGCGATAACTGTTACTACTATTACGGTGGTGTATAGTATGCCTAAGTTTACTATTACCGGGAAGGAATTAGGTGCAAGTGAATGTGGAGCGATTGTATTAGGCAAGACTGCATTTACCACCAGAGATAAAATATTACAAAATACCAAGGATGCTATCAAAGGCATTGAGGTCAACAAAGGTAACTTTAATTCAGCTAGAGCAGAGTATGGCAATCGATATGAGGAAGTTACAGGAGTATGGGCTAGTGATATATTAGGAACTACAATTAAGTTTCCTCTTTATGCTGATCGTGATGAAGATCTTAGGATGGGTGCTAGTCTAGATGCCATCATATCTACCGATACTTATATTACTGTGACTTGTCCTATTACAGGCAAGCTGCATACCTTTGAAGGTCCAGAAGGTATCATGGAAATAAAGACCGATAACAACCACAGGGGAGTTCCTAAAGAGGAATGGATAATACAAGTCCATCATCAAATGATCTGCTCCGGGTTACAATGGGCAGTTATTGCAGTAGCTACACAGAAAATGGGTGAGCCAATAATATATCCTGTGCCTAGAGATCCAGAACTAGTTGCTAAAATACAGAGAAAGGTAGCCGAGTTCTGGGATTTAGTTGATACAGATGGCAGCTACCCACCACTTACACCACCCTCAAAAGAGAGTGTGGACCTTACGCTATTGCTCAGAAAAACTAATACTGATCTTGAGGTATTATGTGGCGATTATCTTAGGCAATCGGCAGAGGCTAGGGAAAGTAAAAAGTTAGCTGATGAGATCCGTGATGAAATAGAGATAGCTATGCAGAGCATGGATATAGAATTTGGTCATGTAGGCAACTACCAGATCAAGTGTGAAACAGTAAAAAAATTTAAACGCAAGAGTGTTCCGACTACTGAGGAATATGAAAGCATATCATTTTCAATAAAACAAACAGAGGTGTATGATGAGTAAAGTAAGTATATTAGAGCCTACTAACTTAGGCGAGGCAATGGAATTTGCCAAACAAATATCTAATTCGAGCATGGTTCCTAAACAATATCAAGGCAACCCAACTAATACATTGATAGCTATGCAATGGGGATATGAGATTGGTCTAGCACCAATGCAAGCCCTACAGAATATAGCTGTTATAAATGGCAAGCCGTCTATCTACGGTGATGCATTGTTGGCACTTGTAAGAAAAGATCCACGGTGCATGGGCATAGAAGAAAAAATAGAAGGTGAAAACGAAAACATGAAGGCTATCTGTATATTAAAACGAAAGCATATTGATGGTAGCATTGAAACGATTGACCGTGAATTTTCTGTCTTGATGGCAAAGCGAGCCGGCTTATGGGGCAAACAAGGTCCGTGGACACAATACCCGGAGAGAATGTTGCAGATGAGAGCCAGAGGTAACTGCCTTCGTGATGCCTTCCCGGATGTTATTAAGGGAATAATTACAAAAGAAGAGGCTGACGATTATCCTGTCGAAAAACAAAGCGATATGAAGACCGTACAAGGTGCAGAACCTACATCTAGCACTATGATTGATAGTCAAGAAGTAAAACATATCTCTCAGAGCCTTCCTATCGAGAATAAATACATATTGCAGTTAACCAACGGTAAAAATAAGGAACTTAACAGCGTAGATACATGGGCTGTGGAATATGACAAGGTTCTTAGGACTATTTTTGAGTATGATCAAATGGACCACGCTGACAGGCGAACTAAAATGAAAGAGTTAGAAAATCTTAATGAAGAATTTATTGACGATATTCTTCCAGACTACCTTCGCCAGACAATAAAAGAGCAGCGTATAAAATTTAATAAGGTTCTAAGTGTTGAGGGAAGGGAGCAAGAAAATGAGTAAAATTATAGGTAAGCCAATAACTGCTGAAGAAGTTGCAAAACAAATAGGATGTACTCCTCAACATATTTACAAGCAAGTAAAGTTAAGGACAATTCCACATTATAAAATTGGTAACGCTATACGTTTTCCGTATGACGTAGTTCAAACACATATTTATAAACCAGCTATAAAGGATCAAGATGATGCAACAGGATAATTATGGACTTACTCCAGATCAATCAGATCTACTAGTTTATATTACGATGTTTCATAAAGAGTTTAACATCTACCCAACTATTAAAGAGATGATGGGTGGTGAGATAAACGGTAACCAGATTATTAAGAAAAGAAATTATTCTTTTCCAATATCTAAAATGCTTTTAGCCTTGGAGCAGAGAGGTAGGATCAAAAGATTAAAAGGTTACACACGAGCAATAAAACTTATTGATCAAGATTAACTAATGCGTGGCTCCGGGTTTCATTATTTCTTCGGAGCCATCCCTTTCCAAAATGTTCAAAGGTTTTTAACTTTCTGTAAAAAGCCTCTCTCTCAACCGATAACATCTCTATTAGTTCTTTAGGATCTTTCTTGCCTACCTTCTTTAATGTTAATGGACCTAGACCACCATCCTGTTTAGCACCTACACATTTTTGTAATGCTTTGACAGCACGACCACAGCCAGAGTTAACAGCCCAATCAAATACAGATATGTCCAACCCAGAAGGTAAACTGTCACCGTTTACTTTATCCCAGTATTGTTTCTTATATATCTCAGCTACATGGAGATCCGGCATTGCTCGCATCTCTTGTTCTGTCGTTACCTTTTCCATGTAAGCATCATATACTTTTTTAGTAATGCCTTTGTTGGTCATGCCACCGGGATCATTAGGATGATTAACAAAACCACCTTCGTGTCTTAGCACCATAGCCAAGGCTCTTTCAAAGTTACCCTTCATGTTAACTCCCTAAAAATAAAAATAATATTCCAAAGATGTAACAGACAATCATTACGTCTAATTCCAAGGTAGTCATTTTTTTCCTATAAATTTTGACACAGCACGGTTGCCAAACCAAAAAGACATAACGGCTGCAAACAACCCGGATGTTTCTGGTGTCCACATAAGTTCAACGGCTTGTGTCCAATCACCACCCATCTGCAATACTCTAACAACAATAACA